ACGAGGTTTCTTGTGCGGCCCAGGGACACGATAGAGAATAGTTGGAAAGTCGGTCATTTCTTTTTGCCCTTCATTGGCTTTGCGGTCTTTGCTGACGCGACGAAAGCAGCCTTGGTTGGCGCTCCCTTGCTACCGACCTTACGCATACGTTCTGGAGTCTTGCCAGCGGCTTTCTGCTCCTTAATGCGTTTCCGTTTCGCATTGATGTTTGCGTATAGGCCCATCTTCATTTCTTTGCCTTCCGCTTGGGAGCCTTCGATGGCTTGCCAGCTTTCATTGCAGCATCTCGTGCTACGTTAAGCGCGATGGCGATGGCTTGCTTTTTAGGGCGTCCAGCCTTTTCTTCCATCTTGATGTTCTTGCCGATGCTTGAACGGCTGTAACCTTTTTTCAATGGCATTGAATCACTCCTCAAAGGAAAGAGGGGGAAGCCGAAGCCCCCCCCCATCTCTATTAGGCTTGGTTGAAAAGCAGGATGCCTGCCATTTCAGGGTTGGTCATTACAACGCCATACAAGGTGTCGAGCGTGTAAAGCGTCTGGAAGGTCAGTGGATCGAACTTCTTGGTCATGACCAATTCGATGCCCTGATCCGTCGATGCACGCAGAACGTCAACGCCTGCACCATCTGGAACAGCATAACGGCCTGGGAGCAATTCAATCGAATCCTTGCGCCAGAACGGGTTGATGTTCGAAGCAGTGGTGTTCAAGAAGTTGAGCGGAGCAGATGATGCGGCTGCAACCAATTCCACGTTCTTGTATTGCAGTTCAGCATCCGTTGCTGGAGCAGTCGCCGCAATGATTGGTGGCGAGATAACCATCGAAGTGCTGTTGACAACTTCAATAACGCGGAACGTCTTGAGTTCGCCAGTCGAACGCTTCGTGATGTGGTGAACGGCTTCAATGCCATCGATCGTGAACGCATCGCCAGCAGTGACGCCAGTTGTCGAGGAGACAGTGACAGTCTGATAGCGGTTGTCCACGTTCAGAACGCCGCCAGTGCTCGTGGTTGTCGCCTGTGGAACATACTGAGCTTGAGCGCCAGTGGTGTTGATCGTGACAGTTGCCGAGTTAGCAGCGCAGCGGTTTGCATAGTCAAGCTTGTAAGTCTGGAAGCTTGCGACTTCACCGACGAACGAACGCTCGTATGCGTTAGCCGACTTGTTACCAGTGAACGAACGAGTCGCTACTGCCAAGTTGCCAGCCATGCCGTTGTAATCGCGGCTCGACAATGCGAGGTAGCGATCGCCAGCCATAACACCCTGCTCGTTCATGATGCTGTCGCAAAGTGCAACATCGTCATAAGTGCCAGGTGCGGTTGCTACGTCAACAACGAGCGTGCCTTGAGCAGCAGCCAAATCCATAACGGAAAGGTTGATGTCAGAAGCAAGCTTTTGCTTTGCCGAATCGCCAAGGCGGCCTTCCTGCAATGCGTCACGCAGTTCCAAAGCGTTCATCTGCCATGCAGAGCACTTGTTGAAACCGAGCGTCGAAGGCACGGAGAGCTGAGTCATCGTCGAAACGTCAGAAGCAATCGAGGTGCCAATTACGCGGTCAAACGACTGAGCGATGTAAGGCTGTGGACGCCAGATGGTGTCACGAGCGCGTTCCATCGTTACGCCGTTGGTGTTGTATACGTTGATGTTCTTGCTGAGGATCAGCGCATCGTTGAAGCCTTCGAGGATGTCCTCAAAAGCAACAATTTCTTCTTTTGAAAAAGCGTTAGCCATTTTAATAACTCCAAAAAATTAGGTTTTCTTATTACGCTTGTAAGCCATGACCTTTGACAAATCTCCAGTCTTCAGAGCTTCAGCGCGTAAGCGTTCAAGTTGTGAATCAATGGAACCAGACATACGACCACCGCTTGTGGTGATCGTGCGTTCTGGCGCGGTTGCTGCCCTTCGGTTAGTTACTTTCAACTGAGTCTCCAGTTTTGCTACCGCGAAGGCAAACTTCACGGGGTCGGTGATTGCTGCAAGTTCCTTTGCACGCTTGGAGCTTTTGCCAATTGCGTAGATAAGCAAAGCAGGGTTGTCAGAGCCTTGCAGAACGATTCCCTGTTGCGTTACGTCAAACGTATCCAAGGCAGTAGCTTCGGCTTCGTCATAGTCACGCACCTTTAACGAGGCTTTCGCCTTCGCATAGGAATCAAGCTTGTCCTGCCATGCTTTGGCTTCAGCATCTCGCTGCGCCGCTACATTGGCTTCGGCTGCATCGTATTCGCGTTTGTGCTCATACCATTCAGCAAGCTTTTGTTCATACTCGTCGGAATCATAATCGCAACTTTCGAGCGTTGGCTTTGCTACCAATGCAACTGGTTTGGTCTCAGTTGCCGTTGTATTAAGCTTTGCTTCCAGTTCACGAATCTTCCGCTCTTTTTCCCGATTCGATTTACGCAATTCACGCACCCAAGCTGGCGCACGAACTTCTTCATCTTGAGGTGGCGATTCCTCTCCGATAGATATTACGACCTCATCTTCGTCATCTTCTTCCTCATCATCCGCATCGTCGATGGTATTGGTCTCATCGCCCGATTCTTCATTGATGTCTGTATCGATGTCGATTGTTTCGAAGTTGTCGTTATTATCCAATTCTGCCGTTTTCATGTTTTAACCCCATTAACTCACCCTAATTGTGTGGAGGGTGGAACCACATTTGCTTGCGGCTGGAGTGCAGCCCCAATCTTTTCAGCAGTCTCAATAGCCGACTTGCGCTGATCAATGTCGATATTTGAGATGGTCTCTGCGGTCTTGGCTTTTGTTTCTTCAGCGCGTGCCAAGGTGTATTCGGTGTTAGCTTGTGCCTGGATAGCTTGGGCCTGTGCTTTAGTAGCCTCTGCCATCAGGTAAGCGGATTGCGGGTCAGGCTGCACGTTTGCTTGTGCTTCCATCATCATCATCTGTTCTTCTTCCGTTGGCTGCAATACGCCCATTTGAACGAGTTGCTTGCGGAAAAATTCCTTGATGTCGCCAATGCCTTCGCCTTCCATGTTCATGATAGCCATAGCTTGTAGAACCTGTTGGGTTGTCGGATCGGATGTAACTTGCATCATGCCTGTCAGCGCACGAACTGTTGCATCGCGGCGGCTCGATGAGGATGGGCCAACATCTACAGCAACGTCAAACAAAGCATCGCCAAGATTGTTTTCGTAAATCAGTTCGCCAGTGTCTTGGTCGATCTGCGGCTTCATCAGTTCAACAGAGCCTACTTCCTCCATTGCGCCGATGGTTTTCATCTTGCGCTTTTCTTCGACGTAGATGTCCTTCGACATTGACAGCCATATTTCACCACAGCGCCGCACAGCCTTGGCCATATTGCTCATGTAGATGAACGCTTGCATATCAAGGCGCGTCTGAATTAGCTCTACAGCCTTGCCGCTGATACCGCTAACCATCTTGTCGGCTTGTTGGTTGTTACCCAGAATCTCAGCCATGTCGGATTCTGTAATCTGCAACAACGCAGCCATCGCTGGCGGAATCGCTGCGGACTTGGTGTAAGCAACTGGGCCAGCAGCCTGAGTCTCGCCATTTGGCCCTGTGATTGGGTTGATTAGCAGATAAGGATAATTGCGTAAGTTATCCTCTGCCCACATGATTTGGTGGCCAGCGACTTGCTCAGGCAACAAGATTGGCTTTTCAACAGATGAAAGCGCACTAATCTCGCCCAGCTTCGATAGCTGCATATTCTTCAAACGCTGTGCATCTTTGGCTAGGCGAACATGGCCCATGCAACGCTCTACGTTATCAACGAACCAACGCTTGCCATAGACAGGAACAATCGGAATGTTCTTACCAGCGATGTAGCCCATATCATCAAGGATGCCGCCACCGCTCATGATATACTTGCGGACGCGCTTACGCTTCACGCGCTTCTGGCGCACTTCAACAGTGCCAACAGCAGCAAGCGTTTCCTCTAGCGTTTCGTCTGCGTCAAAGTCCGCTTGCATATAGCGTTCTTCTTCGCCTTGGATTGTTTGGAAGATGCGGACAGTCTCACGCACTTCCTCGACGCGATAGTATTCAGCAACGAACACAACGTCAGGCGTATCCCAGTCAAATTCGTATTGATGAATCTCTTTGGGCCAAGTCGTTGGGTCATCATTCCATTCGGCTTTGTAAGCGTCATAGGTCATGGAATATAGGACGAAGCAATACTTAGCGTCAGCCTTGTCCTGGCGCTTTGCATCCAGATCGAAGAACACGGAGCTGTCAGCGTCATAGATTGGCTCTATGCGAATGCGCTGGCGCTCGTCTTCGTCGTTCTCATCATCTTCGTAAACAGTGCGTAAACGCCAAGCGCCGAAGCCACCGCCTACTGCTTCCTCAAAAGCGTTGTCGTATGCTTCTTCCGCCATGCTGTCGCGCTCGTCGGCACGATAAAGACCATTGCAAGTCTCAGCCAGCTTTGTATCCGTGTCGCCATCTTTGCTCACAAAGTCTACAGCGATGCGGTTGTTACGATATTCGTTGATGATACGAATAACGCTCAGGTGAATCTTGTTTACCTCGAAGCGCGGCTTGTTTTCGTATTGGTCACCCAATGGGCCTTCCCACTGTGCGCCAGCAATTGAATAGAAGCGTCTGTCTTGAAGGCACTGTAGACGCTCATCACGGAGCGAGGATTGAACGCGATCAAACTCAGTCAACGCCTGTTGATGGATGTTCTGGAAACGCTGTTCTTTGTTCAATCGAGCCATCTACCACCTATTCACAGTTGCCAAAGGTTGCACATCGAAAGTCTTTGGTGGGACTGCTCGACGTATGGCCTCGCACGCATAACGTAGCGCATCTATAAGGTGATTATCACGATCCGCAAGTATTGGCAAGATTTGTCCTGTCAAGGGGTCAGTTTTATAACTGTAACACGTTAATTCGTCGATTGTATGCTGGCATCGAGGATGGACAATTATGTCGTAAGACTTCAGCCATTCGACGCCTTCCTCTACAGACTTCGGCCCCTTGATTGCTGGCATAATCTTTGGAAAGCCATGCTTTCTCATGTGGCTGATTGTTTCGGGTCGTGCGCTATCAGCAACGATGGGCCATTTCTCAGAGTCTGGCACAGTGAAGAACAAGTCTGGCGTGTCCATAATCTCGCAGCCAACGCGATACGCTTCATAGTCAACGTAGATGGTGCGGCCAACAACATGGCAGCGGATAAGCACAGTCGGATCGGAAGCAAAGCCCCAGTCAGCGCCGAAGCGAAGCGTTGCGTCCTCTGGCGTTTCGAAGTCCTCAACCTTCCAGTTGCGGAACACTCGTGCCTCGCTGTTCGATGCGTAACTGCCCAGCCAAACGTGTTTGTATTTGTCAGGGTCTCGATCCCTGTCGTATTCCATTTCCGCTTTAAGCACATCAGGAAACCAAGGATTGTCTCGATAGTTCACCTGTGAAACGATAGCGTCAGGCGGAGGCGTATCTCCACGCAGCAGCATATCAATCGGGTCGGTGCTATTCAGCGGGTTCCATGTGAACCATAGCTCGCTGTCTGGCTTGCGGATTGTCGGACGCAATAGGTCAAGCGAACGCTGCGATAGCGTCTGTGCTTCCTCAACCCAAGCGCAGTCATAGCCTTCCAGGGACTTAATGGAGTCAGCAGTGTGGTTCTGCATCCCCTGGAATATGATTAGGCCATCGCCATGCCGTGACTTTATCTGCGTTTCCTGAACCTCGAAGTAATCCTGAACGCCAAGCTGTTCTATCTTTAGTTCCAGCAAACGCTTGACGGACTGCGCCAATGACTTCTGAATCTCACGAACGCAAACTGTTCTGCGCCGCTGATCGATAACGTGAGCCTCGATAACCATTTCCGCAAAAGCGTGTGACTTACCAGAGCCACGCCCTCCATGTGCGCCTTTATAGCGACTGGGCTTTAGGAATGGCTTGAACCATCGCGGTGTTTTAATCTTCAGCGTTGTCATCGATCACTTCACGCTGAATGTGCGTAACCAGATTGCCTGTAAGATTAAGCTTGGATGGAGCATCAAGGCCAATCATTGCGTTGATGGCCTTTACAGCGTTTACTTTGTCGCTTGGCTTTGCGTCTGCGTCCAAGCCCTTGGCTATCGTAGAGAGAACATCAAGGCTGTCTGCCATCGTCCAAACTACACGTTCAGCAACGGCTGCTTTGAGTTCTGCAATCCTTGATGAAATGTTGACATCAGCCATGAGGCGCGATGCGTTTTGATGAATGCTTTCTGGCTTGGTTGTTGGCCTAACATTAAACGCGGCCCTGTATGCGTCCGCTTGGCTTTTGCCCTGTGATATTTCTTGAGCGAAACGCTCTTGTTTTGGTGTCAATGCCATCTGTCTCAGCTTCCATAAAAGGTCTGGTGCTTGCCTATTACACCAGACTTTATGAAATGAAAAGGTCTCCCTGTTTTTGTGCATCTTCAATGCGCTTACAGGCTATGTCAAAATACTTTGCGTCAATCTCCATACCTACAAATAATTTTCCTAACTGCACCGCTGCAACGCCCGTTGTTCCGCTGCCCATAAATGGGTCTACTATTACAGACGCATCTTTGCTTATCCATTCGATTGCAGACTTCATCAGCGAAATAGGCTTTTGGGTTGGATGCACTCTGCGCTGTCCATGCCCATCAGCATTAACAATCCCGCCATGTAAGACGCGCAACATTTTTCCGTAACCATTGGTTTTATTAGACCATGCTAATTCAAACGCTTGCCCCAGCATTGCATCAGCCGCACCATCTATTGTGCGCTTATCCCAACAAAGCCAGCGTCCTCTATGTGGCAACTGGCTTGGATAATTGTTTGCTCCAAAAGCAAGAACAGGACAATCCATATTTAAAAAAAACGATAAATCTAAACTTCCATCATCGTTTTGCAAAACATCAAACTTTAATGCGTCAGGTTGAGTTGACTGATATTCTATACCATAAGGCGGGTCGGTCACAACAGCATCTACCTTGCCAAGCGTAGGCAGTATGTCGCGGCAGTCTCCTAGATACAGCGTTGCGTTGCCAATGATGACAGGCTCAACCATTGCTTACGCATCTTCCTTTTCATAGAAATAGCGAAGGCACTCAGCTTCTTTGTCTGACTTAAAGCTGCTTATCGCCCAATCTTTCATACTTTCAGTAGTGTAAGCGGTCTGCTTATATGCCTCCGTGATATAGGCATCGACCATAGTCATTACGAATGTCAATTCGTTTTTGATAAGAATATCCTTGAGCCTCTTTCGAATCTCAGTTGGAGATATGTTACGCTGGCGAGCGGTCATAACTGCATTTGCGGTAGCGCCTAACATCTCACACGATTTAACTTCAAACTCATTGATGTCTAATGCCTTGACTGGCGTTGATATAGCGAACGCCATAAATGCAAACATTGATAGTTTCTTAATCATTGGTTTCCGCCCTTCCCTTCAGATACCCGCTTACCCAGTCTTTGTGCATTTGCGATCTTTGAAGGTTGGTAATAACGCCTCCGGTCAAACCTGTTTGGTAGCCAGCTTCAAAATGATGCCTGTCAACAGACTCAGCGTTTTCAACCATCAAATCTAAACGGACTTCCACCTCAATAAGCTTTGCAAGATAGTGCTGGCATTTTTTTAAATCTTGCGTGCCATTCTTTTCACGATAGCGGGATAAATACTTTATGCAATTACCTTGCAAATATCCCGCGAAAGCTTCTGGCGACATCCAGGACTCCATTGCCTCCCAAGGCTGAACGGATTTGGATGCGTAATGGTCTCCACCTACCTGATGTGAATTAATATCCTCCATCGAGCATTTCCTCCTCGTCATATCCAAACGGATCGTATCCCTTCAGCATGGCATCTACTGCCACCATGATTGGCCCAGTGATACGCACCTTGCCAGCTTCCATCTTGCGAATGGTTGTGCCGCCATTGTCAGGCGATAGGCGCAGCGCGTCAGCCATCTCGTTGACGCTATAGCCCATATGGTGACGGGCAAGCTTTAGTTTATCTGGTGTCATGCTTCTTCCATCTCTGCCGCTGCTGCCACCTTCTGCAATGCGTGAACAATGGTAGTGTGATCGCGGTTCATAATCCGTCCTATTTCTGTGGTTGAATAGCCTTTTCCTCTAAGCCATACAATGCATTTGCGCCTTACTGCGACTAGTGCTTTCAGTTTGCTCTTGCCTAGAATGTCTTCCAGTGTGTAACCATATAACTCTGCGATAGCATCAATCTCTGCAAAGTTCTTTTCCCTTGGTGTCATGATTCCTCATAATCCTGTTCGCCGAAGTGATTGTGCGTCTCGTCGCCTATGTTGCAGTTGGATATTGATGATATTGATACTTCCCCCATGGTTAGGGTGCTTTTCATGGCTTCCAGAGCCGCCATTTTTACGCACTCACCTGTAGGTGCGTCTATAATGTAGCGGATTAGTTCACCAACTTCTGTCACGGATTGTTGGTCATGGCCTATTTTAAGTCCTGTTTGCATCTTACGCCTCCTTTATAAAAATTCCGTCAACCATCTTGCCTTTGCGGTCTTTAATTTCCTGCCAGGCGTTATCGATGCAATCTTCAATCATCATGCCATTCTGTGCAGCCATGATAGTTAGCACAACGACCATATCGCCAATGGCATCCGCAAATTCTATGTCGTTCTTTTTAGCGATAGCGTTAGCCAGCTCTCCGGCTTCCTCGATCAGTTTAACGAATTGGCTCTTTACATCGCTGCCTCTGATTAGGTTGCGGTCTTCAGCCCAGCGACGAATAAGTTCTGCGTAAAACATTAGATTTTGTCCTTTTTGATAAAGCGGCCTGTTTTGGGATCGCGCAGTGAAGCTGTGCGCTTGTAAAATAAAAATTCGGCTGCGTCATGCGTCCACATGGCTTGCCAAAATTGGCGGTCTCGATGTGTTAGCCACAAGAGATATAGCGTTATGGCTTCCAGAGCCAGTAGCCCAATTATTGCGATTTTATATTGGTTCATTTAATCCTCCATATTAACGAGGCGTAGCCCCTGGTTATGCGAACGTGAACTGGCGTTCGTGAAAGCAATGAGCGAACCAGCGAGGAGCTGGATTACTGCTAATCAAGTCAGCGAAGAATGCATATTCTGCGTTCCCCTTACTATCGAAGCGAAAGCAACGATCCGAAGGTTGGCGCTCATCAGCGTCAGTGACTTCGATAAAAACGCCATCAGCGAGTGTGGAAAACTTTACTAGCATTAAACTTACTCCTTAAAGGCGAGGCATTGCCTCCGTTGCTGTTGCACCCTTCTAAAATTGGTCATTTTATATGTCAAACACTTTTTTCAATAAGATGCATTTTTATTTAATATGAAAAAAGCTCTTGACATTAATTTTTGCATCTGCTATATAATGTGCATCAGCAAGGAACACTTTGTTGATGGGGCATCGCCCCGCTCTTTGACAATTTGGAGATTGAAATGAATTTAAAAGACCTACGCGCACGCGCTGCGACCATTGGTATTCGGATTGAGGCTGAACGCTTTGATATTCCAGTAGACGGAAACTTTTGGGGATACTGGCTAATTGACGAAAAGACCAATGATGGCGTTTGGGATGATGAAAATTATTGCTCAAGCCACAAAGAATTGAGTGATTCGCTTCGTAAGCTTGAATTTGAACGCGGTGTTAGATTCAAAGCCATGATGCCATTCTAGTAAAAGATGGCCCTGCCTTAATCGGTGGGGCCATTTTTATTTCTGCTGTTTTGCGTGCGCGATAGCTTCAAGCGCCCAGGCTTCAGGAGCGCCTACATAGCGCCCTTTGGCCCAGTGCTTGCGTATGTCATCTATCGAAAGCTTCCCAGCTTGGTATCGGATCAGATCGCACATCAAGTTCGTTGCGGCGCTTCCGTCAGTCTTTGCCAATTTGTAGATTGCTCCGTAACTCCTGCAATTCTTCGGCTGTCACATATTCCTGTGGCGGAACGTAATCCCGCTTGTGGATTTGCAACAGATATTGCGCTCGATTAATCCTGCGTCTGCGATTGTAGCCTTCATCCTGAACCACCGAATCTATTTCGGCTGGCGTTGGCATAAACTTGCAAGTGCGAAGAAGTTTCAGGAACGCGCTGCGTAGATCGACTAGCGGATAAATGCGAAGCGTCATCCAGTATAGCTCCAATCGTGCCGCTTCTTCGTCAACGCTGCGCTTTTGGGTTGCTGTGGCGAGAGACAGTTTGGCGATCATCACTTCAACCTGTTCGCGCTCTGGCATAGGTGGCTTTGGTGCGTCCACGAACTGCTGAAGAATCTCCGCAGACTTAGGCCCAATCGTCGGAATGTCGTTCCCCATTAGTAGCTCGTCGAGCTTGGCTGGCAAGAACGGCTCTGACCATTGGGCTGGTTGGTTCTGTTGCGTGGTTGCTATTTCCTGCATTTGTCGCGCCTTTCGGTTCGTATATATCAAGCCAGCCGTTGATTGTCGAACGATCCAGCAATTCGTTTATGTCATGTCCTGCCAAGTGCAAGGCTTCCAGCTTCTTATAAGCCCTGGCCTTTGCTCGATCAGTTAATGGGCGTTTGCGTTGCTTCCGCATCTCAACCCAACCCTTCCAAGCATCTATCGGCAACCAAGTGGGATAGCCCTCGATTATATACTTGGTGTTTAATTGATGTGTCTTTGATGTATTGGGTGCATCTGATGCACGGGTCTCATGCATTTGATGCACGGGTGGGATGTCTTTGGTGCACGGGTGCATCTGGTGCATGGGTATCTGAACCCAATACTTATTGCCTTTCCCGATCACTTCTTCGCGGCGAATAAATTGCATTTCCTCCAGCGATCTAATCGCCAGTTGAACAGCCCGTTTTTTCAACGATGATTTTTTTGCTACGCGCTCAATCGAAGGCCAGCATAAGCCATCGTCGTTTGCCCAATCCGCTAAAGACAGAAGAACGAGCTTTTGCGTGGATGATAGGTCTTCCCTATCCCATACTGCTGTCATTAATTTGATGCTCATGACGCAATGCCTTGCGTGATGGTTCTGTGGCGTGTATTACTCATTACAGCGATGCCTTTCTCTGCTAGGCGTTGTTAGAGCGGGTCGAGTGCCTTTCCGTTCCTTTCGGCACTCCCCGCTCGCTCTTACTTAACTCAAAACAAGCATTTGTAAAAGCGTTTTTGTGGCAGCGTTGACCGACGCCCTGTTTTAGCGTATCTGGCGCGGATTGGTTCCTCCTTACCAAACATACTGGGTGGCTTCGGTCACCCATTTTTTTATTTGGTTTCCCGCAACGTGTGATCGGGGAACAGTGCAATAAAGACAGCGCGGCGCAAAGGCCAATCCCTAACGATTACGCCCTTCACATCTTCGGTGATTTTGATACCGCATTCGGTATACTCAAAGTCCGATTTATAACCAACGCGCCTACCATTAGCGTGCTTTAGCTGGCGACCATTGATAACGAACCAGTATTGCGGAGCCACTTTTAATTCGCTGATCGCGCCAGCCGCTTGCAATGCGTGCAGTTCGTTGCACCTGATAGCCTCCCGCTTGCTGTCATGTGTATGCCCAGCGTTGCAGTTTGCTTTAACGGCTCGGTATTTGCCGAAGCGCCTCACCAGTCAACCTTTTGAGATACTAAGCGATCCAGTGCGTCATTGGCTGCAAGCCATGCGCCTAGCTGCGGTTCAGTGCGTCCGCTTTTCCAGTTCGATAGCGTGACACGGGTAATGCCAGCTTCAATGGCTATCTTGCAAGCCCTGATTTTATGCGTCTTTGCGTAGCTAAAAAAGTTCGCAATTTCATTCTCTACCTGGGTCATATTCAACTTTCTTTTGTCTGTTTATAAAAAACGCTTTTAATCTTCTGCAAATTAGTTACAAGGGCTTTGGCAAATAAAAGGAGATACCACAATGCCAGTGCATAAAAAACTTAACGAAGCGCGGATTACCTTCCACGCATTACCGCTCAAAAAGTCCGGCCACAACACGTTCGCTGGTTACAAATACTTCGAGCTTTCCGACTTTGTGATTCCAGCCCTTCGCATATTTAACGATGTCGGATTGTGCGCGGTTATTAGCTTTTCGGAAACCACAGCATCGATGCATATCGTCGATGTTGAAGATGGCTCGATGGTTATTATTCACAGCCCAATGGGATCAGCAAATCTAAAAGGCTGTCACGAAATTCAGAACATTGGCGCTTGCGAGACATATTCCACCCGCTACCTCTGGACAGCAGCCCTTTGCATTGTCGAGCATGATGCTTTGGATGCTACCACAGGCAAGAGCGAATCAGCACCACGCGAAAAGTTTATCAGCGACGAACAGTTTGAGGTATTAGTGGATTTGGTTCACATCACAAAAACAGATATGGCTTTGCTCTGCAAGCATTACAAAATCAGCGCACTTAAAGAATTGCAGGAAAGCCGCTTCGATGCGGTTAAGGCTGCATTAGAAAAGAAGCTGGCATGAGAGAGGTTTTAGTCGCAGCCATTCTTGGCGCAATGTATGCAATGCTGTTCCTACTGTTTCTGATTGTGGGCGAATTGAGAACACAAACCGAAATCATGCAGCCAACAGCATTGATTGAAGGAAACTAAACCATGACAGACGCAGCTATTATCCAACGCAGCCCTGAATGGTATGCGGCACGTTGTGGAAGCCTTGGCGCTTCCCAACTGGCAGACGCCCTAGCCAAGACCAAATCTGGCTGGGGAGCGTCACGCGCCAATCTTCGTGCAACGCTTGTGGTCGAAAGGCTCACAGGCCAGCAGGAGGAAGGCTTTGTCCGCAGTGCAGCAATGCAATGGGGAATTGACAAAGAAGAAGAAGCCAGAATCGCCTATAGCTTCATGACAGGCCATGAAGTGACTGAGGTGGGCCTATATAAGCATCCAACCATTATCGGCACTCACGCCAGCCCTGACGGGCTTGTGGGAGATGATGGCTGCATCGAGATTAAATGCCCTAACTCTGCCACGCATATTGAAACTCTGAAAAGCAATCAGGTTGCCCATAAGTATTTGCTTCAGATGCAATGGCAGATGGCTTGCGCTGATAGGCAATGGTGCGACTTCGTGAGCTTCGATCCGCGAATGCCAGATCATCTAATGCTTTACATTCAGCGGGTGCAGCGCGACAACGATATGTTGGCGATTTTGGAAACAGAGGTCGCCGCATTTCTGGCAGAAGTCGAGAAAGACGTAGAAGCATTATCTGAGCTAGGAATCCCATCATGAATCAGAACGAACGAGTTTTCGATCACTTGCTTACAGTTGGGCCAATCCGTCCAATGACAGCATTGAATGACCTTGGCATCTATCGCCTTGCATCGCGGATTAATGATTTGCGAAAGGCTGGGCATAAAATCAAAACCAAAAAGATTGAGGTGGTCAATCGCTGGGGAGAATCATCTTACGTTGCTGAGTATAGCTTGGAACTTGAAGATGCTTCCTAATCGCATTGCCAGGAAGCCAAAGCGTTCAACGCGCTGGCGCTCACAAGGCCATCTGAACTTCATTCGATCATTCCATTGCAGCATCAATGGTTGCCAGGATATGCCAATCGAATGCGCTCATGTAAGACTTGGCAGCGGAGCAGGGATGGGGCAGAAGCCAGACGATTGGCGAGTTGTGCCATTATGCCGTCAACATCATAATGAGCAGCATACAGTCGGGGAGCAGACGTTCTGGAAAGGCATCGATGTAGAAGCTTTGATTGAAGCATTCTGCAAAGCCAGCCCGAAGGCGCGTGAGATAGCCGAAAAGCAAAAGGAAGTGCAGTAATGAATACAGCAGAACAAGAGCGTGCCGCTATTGTCGCGTATTTGCGAAAGTGCCAGGAAACTATGAAAGACTTGGCAGAGCACTATGGCACAACCAAAGGTAAATATAATTTTCACGAGCAATCATGCCGCTATGCAGCAGATGCCATAGAGGAAGGGGAGCACCTTAACCCCATCCTGTTTAGCGAAATAAGTCCGCCAGCATGACGCAAACAGTTTGGCTTCGCGGTGAATATCAAAGGCGATTGGCGCACCAGCTTATCGACAAGGCTCCACAGGATGCAGTTGTTAAGATCAGCCAAGCCAAACGCTCAGATGACCAGAATGCAAAGATGTGGGCCATGCTGTCAGACATTAGTCGAGCAGCGCCAGAGGAAAGGCGGCACATACCAGAAGTTTGGAAATGTATTTTCATGGCGGCATTGGGGCATGAAGTGATGTTCACAATGGGCCTTAACGATCAGCCGTTTCCAATAGGATTCAAAACATCAAAATTAACCAAGCCTCAGATGTCAGATTTGATTGAATTTATCTATGCGTATGGGGCGCAACATAATGTTGCTTGGAGTGAAAATTCCATGTAATGTTGCGGAGGCAACCAGTGAACCAACACCAGTTGCCCCCTAATCATTAGCGAAAAAGGAGTTTCGCCATGACTACATCGAATTTACCAGACCCATCATATCTTCGTCAACGTTTGAGATATTGTCCAGAAACAGGAAAACTGTTTTGGCTTGATAACGCTGCCTTACCCCAAAAATGGAGGACGCGATGGGCCAACAAAGAAGCGTTTTTTTATATCTGTAATCGCGGATATCTGACAGGCACAATCAATGGCCGTAAACTTTTGGCTCATAGAGTTGTTTGGGCCATAGTTCATAATCAATGGCCCAGCGGAGATATGGATCATATTGACCATTGCCGAACTAACAATAAAATTGAAAATTTACGAATAGTTTCAAATTGTGAAAATAGACGAAATCAATCTATGGCTAGCAATAATACAACTGGAGCAACTGGAGTTTATTGGTATCCTAGATGCAAAAAATGGTTGGCGCAAATACAAGTAAATAAAAAGCAAATACATTTAGGTTTGTTTTCGGATTTCAATGATGCTGTTAAAATTAGAAAGGCAGCAGAGCGGCATTATAACTTTCATGAAAATCACGGATTAATATCTTGTAGATAAGGAAAAAAATATGAGTGAACCACATAGCGAACAGTTACGCCTTTTGATTGAGCGCATCGAGCGCATGAACGAAGAAAAGAAAGGCGTTCAAGAGGACATCCGCGATGTCTATAACGAAGCCAAAGCACATGGATACGACACTAAAATTATTCGCGCAGTAATCCGCCTTCGCGCAATGGAAACAAATGAGCGCCAAGAATATCAAGCTGTGCTTGACACATATATGATAGCCCTTGGTCTTGGTCTTTGAAAGGAACCATCATGCAAAATATCACAATATCAGGAAACGTAGGCAAAGATGCAGAGTTGCGCGACACCCGCGATAGCAAGGTTTTGAGCTTCAATGTTGGCGTTAAGAACGGATTCGGCAAAGATGCTGGCAGCGTTTGGTATCGGTGCAGCTTATGGGGCAAGGCAGCAGAGGTGTTTGCTGGCAGTCTCAAGAAAGGCACTAAGGTGTTTGTCTCTGGCGAACTGACGCACGATGAATATGAAGGCAAGCCGCAATTCAATGTGCGGGTTGGCAGCATTGATACAGCGCCGCGATCAGAAGCTGGTGGAAGTGCAGCGCAGTCAGATGCATCTAGTCAGAATCAGCATACTACGTTTGATGATGATTTGGAGGATTCTGTTCCGTTTTAGGATAATGGTAATGCTAACAAAAACACGCCCAGAATTACCAACGCGCTCCAGGAATATTCCGCCACCATCTGAATATCTGGAGCATCGCTACAGGCAAAACAACGAAGCGATTGCGGAGGGATCGGCAGCATTGTTGAAAGCGCAGCTAAAGGCTGGGCATCATACGCTGACACAGGAAAGCTTGAAGGCAGTTGTCAGAAAATACAAATGGCAACTCTGCTTACAACCTACGTTATTCTAAGCCAGATGGCGGGTGGCAATACGCTTCCCGCCATTTATTTTTGCCTAATATGAAAAAAACGCTTTACACATAAAAAAGCCATTTTTATAAGAGGGCATCAGCAACAGGGGCCATGCCCCGCCAATACGGAGGAAGTTATGGTAACTGATAATCTAACCGACGCAGAGCGGGTTCAGCGCCGCATAGAATTTTACAGGGAAGTCGCAAAAGGACTTGCTGAAAGGCTCAAGACTTATCCCCTGCAAGAAGATGTATCTACGCCGCACCCAGACGATTACGATGGCGGACGCTTTGATTACCTAACTTCACGAGGTGTAAAATGACCAAGATGACAAAAACTCAATTTTGGCTGGCTGTAATATGGTTTGCAGCAATGATAATAATGTTTGCAACGGAGAGGACATTTTAAGATGATTAAGCCACAGCAAGCCGCTCCTATGGGGAGAACGCATCGAGTATCATCCGATAGCGCCTGGCCTTTACGGGCAGCAGATGGCAGGACTTTTGCGGAGCGCCGCGCAGAACGTGAAAAGGAACAAGCCAAATGGCAAGACCAATGATTTACCCAATGGGAACGCTGGAAGTCGGCGAAAGCGCCAGCCACCAAGCGCGGCGATGCCAAGCGCACTAGTCGCAATGCCTCACAATATGGGGTGCGGCACGGTAAACTATTCAAGTGCCGCACTGTTGAGGGCGTAACATTTATCACGAGGTTAGTATGACAGACGAAGAAATCACAAAAGCCGCACGGAACATCTGTGCCTCGCAAGCCGACAAGCAAGACAATAGCGACGGGCAATTATATCTGTCCGGCGGCTGGGATCATACAGTCTGGATGCGCCTCGTAGAGCAAGGCATCCGCAAGGGCATCGAGATTGGGAGGTCGCTGTGACTGACGAATGGCGAGATATTTATATTGACCAATTAAATGCGCTTCATCAGGCTTGCTCTGATATGCTTGGCTATCTGGGCGACAATTCATGTAGCGATCCAGACTGCTGTGGTGGCCCATATTATGAAAAAAAGGATTTTGAGCATGGGCAAGATACCTTGCGGACATTTGGTTTGCGCTTTGTTGAGTAAATCTAGTCTGCTTCAAGCATCTCAGTCGTTATCATAACGCGACCAACAGCTCCATATTTCTTATGATATGTGATAGCCCAAGCCGCTCGATCAGCAATCCAGCCTCCACGCGCAGCATAGGCATCACGCGCCGCTAAGGTTGGATGTTGAACGACTGTGACGCCGTTATATTCCTTTTCGTCGCGGTGATGGCGATGTCCGCAGTGAATCTCACGACGATTAGTCCTGCCCCATTCCTGCGGGAATTGTGCCGCAAACAAAAGCGGTAGGCTCTCGTTCTTTACCTTATGCCCGTGATGGATGCCCAGCATAGTATTGCCCCATTCAAAGACATAGAATGGCAGGACGCTATCATTGACAGTGACGCGAGGTTCTTCTTCGTAATGCACCGAAAACAAGTCAGCCAGCCAGCCGCTTGCTTCTTCGTCGTGATTGCCTTCAGCTATAATTAGATGCACTTCTTGATGGCGATGCAGCGACATATTTACCATTGATCGAATGACGCGGATCGCGGACTTGCGTATCTTAGGGAATCGGCTGTCAGCATCCAGAACGTGTTTTGATGCTGGCGTCACTGGCGTCTTGCCATCCGTATGCAGAAAGTCGCCCTGGATGTTGATTACTGCCGTATGCGCTTTAGGGCTTTGCTCGATCATCTGTTGCAGCGCAGCAATGATTGTGCGCTCCGCTATAGAGATGTTCCAATCGCTGCCGCCTTCTTTATGCCATGCCAGCATTCCAAGGTGGTAATCGGTGAACGTGTAAAGATTGCATAGATGCTCGTCAGAAGCCACAGGAGCAACGATAGGGCTTGCTTGGTCTATATCACCCTTGAAGCCTTCGATTGCCTCTCTCATGGCGTCTACAAGGGCTTCATGGCTGAGTGATGCTTTTACCCATTGCCCAGATGGTTTGCCTTCAGCGTTGTAATAGGTGCTTACGCCCTTGGCGATAAAGCCATCAGGCACAGGGCGAGTGAAGTCATGCTCTGGCGCATAACCAAACTTTGCAGCCTTACGTTTTACGGCAATATAAGTTTCGCTTGCACCGCCTATGTTCATTCCTAATTCAGCGGATGCGGCTCTAGCACTTCCAAGGCGTTCTATAGCTTCAAGAACCTGCTTCTGCCGAGGGGTGCAGTATTTATATAACTCTTCGTCGATGGTTATGGTCGGCGGCATTTACTTGCCTTTCGGACAATCATCCTCGCACAAGCAAACAAAGACGCTGTTATGTAGCTCTATTTCTGCCACAGTTTCAGGCGTGTCTTGCGTTGCATCGTAGCTGATGGGTTTTGCGATGGTGCAATAGCTATTTGCTGGAGCGACTTCGGTCAAATCTGTTACGCAACCGCTCGTCGCGCTCAGGATCAGGAATAACAGTGGCAGCTTCGCCAAGTGCAATTTGCCTGTTAATGGCATCGTTCATTTCCTTGATCGTTTCCTGACGTCCTTGCTGCTTCCAACGCGCCTTATCGAGATAGGCAAAGAACCTCTCGATTAAAGCCAACAAGGACGTCAGGAACTTCATTATTCTGCTGCTTCAGCCAAAGGTTGCTTGCTGACAAAAGACCAGATAGCAACGCCAAGAGTCGCCACAGCGCCAGCCAACAAGTCAACAGTTGCGCCGTCAATAAAGCCTTTTCCTGCCAGATAGCCGAAGCCAGCAGCAGCGATTGTGCGGACGAGTCCGAATAATTGTTCTTTCTTCATATCATTTTTCCTTATGCTTCATTGGTGGAAACAGTTCCACCATTCAAATACACTGGATTGCCCACAACAGGCTCACCCTTTGGCCAGCGCGATGCAATAAGCCGAGACTTACCAAGCTTCATCACGCTAACAGCGTTGCCTTGGTTTCCACCAAGAACAAAGTAATGTCCAGCATCTTCGCCAACGTAGAATCCAACGTGACCACCGCCAGCGCGATCGAAGACAAGGATAGCGCCTAGAGCAAGTCTATCGCGGCGCAGCAATGAACCATAATCAGCCCAAGCTTTTGCACGCATATAAAACTTTGGGAAAGGCAATCCCGCTTCTTTGATGCAGTGCGCCACGAATACTCCGCACCAAGGCGTTTCATCATTGCGCCACCATGCATTTAGTTTTTCAAGCCAGCCGAGGATCACCTTATTGTGCTTAGGCCCGACAACCTCACGCAAGCCTAAAAAACTATAGGCAACCTTTAACCAAGGCGGACGCGCAGACTTCACGCAGCGCCCTTTTGCACTAGGTTTAGCAATATGCCGACCAGTAAAACAATGATAGTTCCGCAAGCACCGATGCCGATGCTTTCAAGACGCTTCAACCGAGCACAGATGCTGTCATAGCGAAACGCGCAAACTTCTTCGTGCGTGTTGAGTTGCGCTTGAGTTTCGTCGATAGTTCCCATGTGATTATCCAGTAACAGGGCCAGGGCCAACGCTGACCACAGTTGTTGCGTCGAGTTGCGAAACTTGGAGATAATCAGATGTTCCCGCCAAGTCATAGTTGCCAGTTCCATTTCCACGGAATTGAACGCCAGTCAGGAGCACAGGACTGTTGCCAGTCGATGCAACGCCGCGCAATGTGTTAGCGATTAGCTGCATGGTTCCGATGTTAATAGGGCCAGCCTGAGCCGCAATCTTATAGATGCCGTTGCCAGTGAAGTCGCGCATATATCCGCCAGTTATTACGATGTCGCCGCAACCAGATACGATGCGAATGCCATCTGCGCCAGCAGGAGCGCCAGCAAGATAGTTACGACCAAAGCCTTCAATACCAACAAAGCTAGAGTTGATAACATCTGTTAGATAGTAGCCGTGACTGCCACATAGACCAGCCGTAGTGCCGACAAGATGCAGGCCAACAATGTCCTCAAAGACAAAGCCAATCTCGCCAACAGTGTCCGCACGACACTGCTTCATCCAGACAGCAGCCGTGTTGCGGATGTCATAGCCACGCTGATTCGCATTGTAGAATACGCCCATTGTGCCAAGAACATCGCAATCGTCCATGACTAGGCCACCAGCGCCGCCGCCGATCCCTGCTGGATTGAAGTAGAAGCCAGTCCAGTTAGCCGCTGCGCCCATGCCGACATAATCAATCGAGACTTGCGTCAAGAAGATAAAGGCAAACGGACGGGTGAAGTAAATGCCATAGCCGCGATGCCCACGAGCTTGGCATTCGGTAACGCGAGTCGTAACGTGAACGCCAGTGGTTCCAGTGTCACGCATGAAGCCGAAGCTGTAGAACGAATTGATGTTGGTGAAGTTCAAACGCTCAAGCGTCGATGTGCCGCAAGCGATGGTAAAGTCCCAGCCACCAGTTTTCGAAGTGTCATCGATGTAAAGATTCTCAATCGTGACATCAGAGCCGCTGATCGTGAACATATCATAGTTGCCAGATTTGGCGGTAATCGTTGTCTGCGATCCTGCACCCAGCAAATGCAAGTTGCCAGTGACTGTGATTGCGCCAATCTTAAACGCGCCTGGAAGGTAAAGCGTCAGGTTTTTAGTTTGCGCTTCGTTTACCGCGTTCTGGAAGGCGGTAGTGTCATCCGTTGAGCCATCTCCTGCCGCGCCAAAGTCTTGCGGTGTAATAGTCCGGCGCAAAGCGGATTGCACTGTCTGAGCCGCAGCGCCAGTGCCAGACTGTATGTAACCAACCAAGGACGAGCCGCTTGATGCAGCAAGGTCAGCGCGAAGGCCAGCAGCGCCAATTACTTCAGGTGCAGAATAGACAAGATTGCCCTTGCTATCCTGCACAGTGATCGAGAAGTCATCCGCATTGACGTAGACGTTCGTTGGTGTCCCTTGGTAATAAAGATAGCCGCCAGTTGTCTTGATAGGCTGTGCGGCAGGGATTGTCAGCGCCTCATCCCAATAAACGGAGATAGGGTTCGTCACGGCATCCGTATTAGCAGTGCCGATATAGACGGAGCCATTGTCAAGAGGCTGTCCATCTGCGTCCGTAAATACGGGGAATGGAACCTGAACAGAGAGAGCAGTCATTGCGAAACCCCTTGCGTCATTGAGTGTATAGATGAAATTATGTTGCTGCGAAAGGTCATTGCGGCATTTCCACAGTCGGAGGAGCTAATTTAGCTTCTGGCCCTGTTGCTTCAGTCGCAAGAACGCTTGCTGAAACTGTTGGAGCAGATTTTACTACAGTCTTCAGATAGTCCTTAGCTTTATCGCCCTTTATACCGATTGTAGCAATGAAGCTACGGAATGGTTTGCTCATTGAAACGCGATTGATGATTATATCTGAAACATCGCCTTGTGTAGCTACATCGTTAAGCAATCCCTGAAATTCAGGGCTTGAAAACATCTTGCCAGCAGCGCGGATTGCATCTGGATTGCCTTTGGTCATTGCTTGCATAATATCAGGCATAACGGCTCCAACGATAGGGCCACCCATTCCAGCAGCGGCTCCAACAGCTCGTTTAGCCATAGTGCTGTCCATGATGCGAGCAATTAGGCCCTCAGCATTGAGCGACTCAACAAGCGCCTGATTTGCTTTACCTGTGGTAATTACATTGGCACGGGCCTCAGTGATGCGCTTCGATACCTGATATAGAT